AAAAAAAAAAAAAAAAAAAAAAAAAAAAAAGGTGGCGGCGCCTTTACGGGGAAATTAGAACATTACCTTATGACCGTACTGCTCAAGAATGCCTTTCACGCGTTCCATGGTCTCTTTCTTCGGTGGTTTAACACCATCAAGTTTGTATTCTTCACCCATCGCCACCCATTTGTGTTTGCCAAGTTCGTGGTAGGGGAGAAGCTCGATTTTCTCAACGTTGCCCATATCACGGGTAAATTCACCGAGGCGATGCGCTGAATCGTCATCGTCAGACCAGCCTGGGACAACAACGTAGCGGATCCACACCTTCACATTTTTGTTCGCCAGATATTTGGCGAACTCCAGCGTGCGGTGGTTTGAAACTCCAACCAGATTTTGGTGGATCTCGTCGTTCATCTGTTTGAGATCGAGCATTACCAGGTCGGTTACTTCCAGCAGTTCATCAATCACCGGATCGTAACGACGAACAAAACCGTTGGTGTCCAGACAGGTATGAATGCCTTCTTTTTTGCAGGCGCGGAACCAGTCACGAACAAACTCAGCTTGCAGGATTGCTTCACCGCCGGATGCGGTAACGCCGCCGCCGGAAGCGTTCATAAAGTGGCGATAGGTCACCACCTCTTTCATTAAATCTTCAACGGTAACTTCTTTACCGCCATGCGTGTCCCAGGTGTCGCGGTTATGACAATACAGGCAGCGCATCAGGCAGCCCTGGAAAAAGGTGATAAAGCGAATACCCGGGCCGTCTACGGTTCCACAGGATTCAAAGGAGTGAATGCGACCAATAACTGACTTGGTAGCCCCCGCCGTAGCGGTATTTTCTGTTGTATTACAATTAGTTAAATTACTCATATCGCTTCAATTGGCTCTAGTTAACTCTGGTTTATGGACGCATTATGGACATTCCTGACACCGGGTTAAGAGTCACAGCATCTTGTAAGAAATCCGGTGCAAAGTGTGCGTAGGTCATAGTTTGCTGAATGTTAGAATGACCCAGGATGCGCTGCAATGTGATTATGTTACCTCCATTCATTATAAAATGTGTGGCAAATGTATGCCTCAAAACATGTACTGCTTGTCCGTCAGGTAAATCGGGTTTTACTTCCCTGAGAGCGTTACGCACTTTGTAGTAACTGGCATTAAAAAGCCTGCCTGAATTTTTGGTCTTGATCCTTTTAATCAGGTCCTGCGAAACGGGAATTGTCCTGCGCTTTCCGTTTTTAGTTTTCATAAACGTAACCATCTGGTTAATGATGTGTTCAGCTTTCAAATTAGACACTTCACTCCAGCGTCCACCAGTAGAAAGGCAGACCAGAGTTGCATTTAACTCATCACCATCAAGCATGGATAACAGCCGCGTAATCTCTTCACTGGACAAAAAAGCCATTTCTGTAACAGCTTCACGTAACCGCTTAACCTCACGGAACGGGTTGTGAGAGTGGTATTCACCGGCGTCAATTAACTTGGTGAACATCCCGCTCATTATTGCCAGATGCCGATTTACGCTGGCTGGTTTTAGACCATCGTTCATCATTACAACTCGATAATCAGTTATCGTTTTCTTTGTTAACTGGTCAGCTCTGGACACCCCCATTTCTGCAAATTTGGCGATTATTGTCGTCAAACGCCCCCGTTCAATATTTCCACGCTCATGTGATTTTCCGTGATATATCCACCATCTGCCTAACAACTCTGTAAGAGTTCGGCGGTCGGCTGGCTTCTCCAGCCACTCTTTGTTGTGGTAGTTAACCAGCACATGACGTTCGAATGCTTGAGCTTCACCTTTAGTTTTAAATTTCCGCCTGATACGTTTTCCATCTGCACCCTGCGGTCTGACGTCCACTTCATAACGACCATCATCGAGCTTTTTAATAGACATAAAGCCCTCCGATGACGCTGTTTACTTCTACTACTTGAAAATTAATGCAATTTTCTTTCGTACATTTACTGCACACATATGCTGAATAAATCGTCAGCCAGTCTTTTGGTCTGAGTGGTGCAAGGTTGTTGAGTCTTGCCCAATGTGCGCGAGCGCCGGGGCTATTTGTCCGCCAGCGGGATCAGTTTCATCAAACATGAACCAGTCACGGTACTTGCGAAATCTTTCTGGCTTGAAAAATTTCATACCTGCGTCAAAAGACATCTTTACTTTTCCCTGCTCATATCCAGCATAGGTGTTGTAGTTAATTCCAGTTAATTCAGCAACTTGCTTCCTTGTCATTCTTTCTGATTCCCGAATAAGTGCGAGTTTCTCTGCTTGAGATGTGATTTGTGTATTTGACATGAATTGTCGTATCTCGTAATTTATGTTGTATGCGACACGCCAGAACAACGCAGAGCGGCTTCAAATAGCTCTGGTTGAATGGCACCAAAGTTGAGGATATCAAAATGAGTATTGGATCAGAAATGAATAACGATGTTGGAGAAAAAGTATCTGATCTCACAAAAAGTAAAAAATGTGACATCAAACTTGCAGCCGCACCGTCGGATTTGCTCTCGAAAGAGGGTTTTGCTCTTTACATCGGTAAGACGCCTCGCGCTGTTGCTGAAATGGCGAAAGTAGGCAAGTTACCAGCCTTTTATATGACGGACCCATTAAAGCCGGGCGGTCATGCTGAGTTATGGATTAATCGCCGTGAGTGGGACAAGTACGCAGCCCAGCTAGTTGATGAAGCTCCGACATAATGGCATGACTGGAAAAATCGCATTAGTTACAGCAAATCAAGACATGGCCGTGCGGCTTAAGGTGGAAAGGATGAACGAGCCTCGTTGTATTGCTCAGTTATTGCGTAACGAAAGCCCAAGGGCGATTGACTTCACCATTACCCACGGTAAGGGGCGTAAGGGAATCATTATCCGCACCAAAAAACAGAGTCCGTTAAAGAAGGCTCTGACCTTTCTGAAAAGCCGGAGGGTCTGGAAATGACAGTGATGACGCTCAATCTTGTTGAAAAACAGCCAGCAGCTATGCGCCGGATAATTGGTAAGCATCTGGCCGTCCCTCGCTGGCAGGAGACATGCGATTATTATAATCAGATGATGGAACGTGAACGGCTAACGGTTTGCTTCCATGCGCAGTTAAAACAGCGTCACGCAACGATGCGTTTTGAAGAAATGAACGACGTCGAACGTGAACGGCTGGTTTGTGCAATTGATGAATTGCGTGGGGCATTCTCAAAACGCCGTCAGGTTGGCGCAAGTGAGTATGCATATATTAGTTTTTTAACAGTCAGTCAGCGTCGCACTTTATTTATGCACGCACGACTGACAGAAAAAGAATTTAACCAGCCATACTGGCGAATTAATGAAGAATCATGTTACTGGCGTGATGCTTTATTCCGTGCATTACGTGAATTATTCAGTCTGTTTGAGTATGCACCGACAATTCTGACGTCGGTAAAACCAGAGCAATATCTGCATTAAGTAATTAACCAGAGTTTTTAACGCACTTAATCGTGCGGGGCTTCTTTTTGCCTGGAGAAAGTCATGCATACAGTTTCTGAAAATCAGTGCGGTAAATACGCATTACTGCTGCAACAGGCCAGAACCGAAGCACAGGCCGACGCTGCGACGCGCTTTTCTTCTCATCTTGACGCCATGATTCGCCATATCACAAAGGCGGAGTTATCCCGCGTGGAGATAGTCGAGCTGCTCAGTCAGGAGTCGGAAAAATTTCACAATATCGGATTGTCTCGCGGGGAGGTACTTTGATGTCCTGTTCTCATTCAGTTGTATTACTGAATAACGCCTTAAAAATCGCCGTTATGAAAAATGGCGATTTGTCTCTTATTCAACTTTGTCTTGATAAAGAAAAACGCGACATCACTGAATCTGTTATCGCGATTTATCAGAATGAATTAAACCTCCTGTCTGATGTGGTCAATTTACTTGTTAAACGCGCTGTATTCCACAAGCAAATTTCCTCAGTGGATGAACTGACAAAATTAACGACAGAACTTGCCAGTTATTGCGCTGATGTATCCAGGAAACTTAACGATAAAAGGAGCTGATAATGCCGGACAACGTAGATTTTATTCAGGAACAACAGGCTGAATTACTGGAGCGCCAGATTAACGCGGCAAGGGTAAAACATTGCGGTGCTTCTGCGCTGGTTTGCGAAGAGTGTGACGCGCCAATACCTGCTGCCCGTCGTGCGGCTTATCCGTCAGCCACGCGTTGTGTTTCCTGTCAGTCAGTCTTTGAAGCAAAAAACAAACATTACCGGAGAATGGCATGAGCATTCGTATTGAAATTGGCGAACGTTATGTCGTTACCAGTGACAGCTTTCAGTTTATTCTCCACGAGAAAAAGAGAGCGGAAAGCGGTAAAAACGCCGGTCAGGAATGGCTGGCGGTGGTTGGTTATTACCCGAAATTAAGCCAGCTCGTTTCCGGCCTGATGCATCACGATATTCTGACCGGAAGCGCAAAGTCTTTTGCTGATTTAAACGCGCAGGTTGAGCAACTCAGCAAGCGTTGTTCAGAGGCTTTTGGCTCATATGGCCGTTAAAGCCTCCGGGCGTTTTGTCCCTCCGTCAGCATTTGCCGCAGGCACCGGTAAGACGTTTACCGGTGCTTATGCATGGAACGCGCCACGCGAGGCCGTCGGGCGCGAAAGACCCCTTACACGTGACGAGATGCGTCAGGTGCAAGGGGTTTTATCCACGATTAACCGCCTGCCTTACTTTTTGCGCTCGCTGTTTACTTCACGCTATGACTACATCCGGCGCAATAAAAGCCCGGTACACGGGTTTTATTTCCTCACATCCACTTTTCAGCGTCGTTTATGGCCGCGCATTGAGCGCGTGAATCAGCGCCATGAAATGAACACCGACGCGTCGTTGCTGTTTCTGGCAGAGCGTGACCACTATGCGCGCCTGCCTGGAATGAATGACAAGGAGCTGAAAAAGTTTGCCGCCCGTATCTCATCGCAGCTTTTCATGATGTATGAGGAACTCAGCGATGCCTGGGTGGATGCGCATGGCGAAAAAGAATCGCTGTTTACGGATGAGGCGCAGGCTCACCTGTATAGTCATGTTGCTGGCGCTGCACGTGCTTTCAATATTTCCCCGCTCTACTGGAAAAAATACCGTAAAGGACAGATGACCACGAGGCAGGCATATTCTGCCATTGCCCGCCTGTTTAACGATGAGTGGTGGACTCATCAGCTTAAAGGCCAGCGTATGCGCTGGCATGAGGCGTTACTGATTGCTGTCGGGGAGGTCAATAAAGATCGTTCTCCTTATGCCAGTAAACACGCCATTCGTGATGTGCGTGCACGCCGCCAGGCAAATCTGGAATTTCTTAAATCGTGTGACCTCGAAAACAGGGAAACCGGCGAGCGCATCGACCTTATCAGTAAGGTGATGGGCAGTATTTCTAATCCTGAAATTCGCCGGATGGAGCTGATGAACACCATCGCCGGTATTGAGCGTTACGCCGCCGCAGAGGGTGATGTGGGGATGTTTATCACGCTGACCGCGCCGTCAAAGTATCACCCGACACGTCAGGTCGGAAAAGGAGAAAGTAAAACCGTGCAGCTTAATCACGGCTGGAATGATGAGGCATTTAATCCGAAGGATGCGCAGCGTTATCTCTGCCGTATCTGGAGCCTGATGCGCACGGCATTCAAGGATAATGATTTACAGGTCTACGGTTTGCGAGTCGTCGAGCCACACCACGACGGAACGCCGCACTGGCATATGATGCTTTTTTGTAATCCACGCCAGCGTAACCAGATTATCGAAATCATGCGTCGCTATGCGCTCAAAGAGGATGGCGACGAAAGAGGAGCCGCGCGAAACCGTTTTCAGGCGAAACACCTTAACCGGGGCGGTGCTGCGGGATATATCGCGAAATACATCTCAAAAAATATCGACGGCTATGCACTGGATGGTCAGCTCGATAACGATACCGGCAGGCCGCTGAAAGACACTGCAGCGGCTGTTACCGCATGGGCGTCAACGTGGCGTATCCCGCAATTTAAAACGGTTGGCCTGCCGACAATGGGGGCTTACCGTGAACTACGCAAATTGCCTCGCGGCGTCAGCATTGCTGATGAGTTTGACGAACGCGTCGAGGCTGCACGCGCCGCCGCAGACAGTGGTGATTTTGCGTTGTATATCAGCGCGCAGGGCGGGGCAAATGTCCCGCGCGATTGTCAGACTGTCAGGGTCGCCCGTAGCCCGTCGGATGACGTTAACGAGTACGAGGAAGAAGTCGAGAGAGTGGTCGGCATTTACGCGCCGCATCTCGGCACGCGTCATATTCATATCACCAGAACGACGGACTGGCGCATTGTGCCGAAAGTTCCGGTCGTTGAGCCGTTGACTTTAAAAAGCGGCATCGCCGCGCCTCGGAGTCCTGTCAATAACTGTGGAAAGCTCACCGGTGGTGATACTTCGTCACCGGCTCCCACGCCTTCTGAACACGCCGTAGCAGTGCTTAATCTGGTAGATGACGGTGTTATCGAATGGAATGACCAGGAGGTCGTGAGGGCGCTCAGAGGTGCATTAAAACACGGTCTGAGAAGACCAAACCGTCAGCAAAGAAACGGAAGCCCGTTAAAACCGCATGAAATAGCGCCATCGGCCAGACTGACCCGGTCGGAACGAATGCAAATTACCCGTATCCGCGTTGACCTTGCTCAGAACGGTATCAGGCCACAGCGATGGGAGCTTGAGGCGCTGGCTCGGGGAGCGACCATAAATTATGGCGGGAAAAAATTCACGTATCCGGTCATTGATGAGTGGCCGGGATTCTCAACAGTAATGGAGTGGACATAATGGCAAAAATTCACGCAATATTAGATAATTTCGTACTGTATATATTTAGTGTTATTGAAAAATCTCGACAGAAAGAGTTTTCTGTATTTAATCGTTGCTTGCAGTTTGGTATTGTTTACCATGATTGTTTGTTAAGTGCTTTAAAGGTGAGGAATGAGCGAGTTTGATGTTTTTTCTATTTCAGTTGATGATTTTAAAAAAAGTGAATACGCCAGTATATTATCATCGCCAAGAAGTTATTCTCATTTTGATATGGAGTCTTATTTTGTTCAGTTGTTGTCATCTTACAAGCTAAAAAACGATGTAAGTTCTTGGCGGCTTTGCTATTTATTACGTGCGTTGTTTAATTTTAAATTTTCTAGGTCTGGTGATATTATCGGTTTTGAGCCAAAAATCATTCTCTATCCTGAGAGGGGCTATAGGCCTTCAGATTATAAGGAGAGTTTTTCAACAATATTAACTTGTATTAAAGAAAACTCCGATAATCCTTATATTATATCTAGGGTGTGTGATGTTTTATGGATAAATAACCGTAAGGATATAGACTCTGCCAATAAAGCAATAGAGTCATATTCTCTAATGGTTAATGATGCTTGCGATACTTTAATAGAAAAACAAGAGTCAGGTGATATCCATATTTTTGATGTTGTTGACTGCTTGGATAGAGGTATCGCAATATCGCGCATGCTTATTGGCAGGAAAAAACAACTACAAGGGGGGATAGTTGATTCGACATTAAGGTTATATCATGTATTAATAGACTCTGGTATATTCACCGGTGTATTAAGAGTTTCTGAAATTCTTTATAAGAATAATTTATTGTGTCCCTTGCAATTGGCTGAGAATGCAGAAAAGATAGCTGATGAGCATTGTGGAGCGTCTTATTTTGATGCAGTGAAAAAATTGTTTTATTTTGCGTCTGAATTATATGTTAAAAACGATATGGAAGAGCAAGGAAGACGGTGCAGAATTAAAGCGTCAGAAATAACATTGGCTCAATTTGAACAGTCTTCATCTTCAATATTGAAGGCTCATTGGTTAAGAGTTGCTCTTGGCGAATTTAGAGCAATTGGTGGAATGAATGAAGAAATTAAAAAGATTAGAGAGGAATTGAATTCTATTCGAGATCAAATCAATGATGAAATGCACTTCTTTGCAATACCAATGGATCTTAGTGATGTTATCGCTCAGAAAGAGCATGTTTATAATCAATTGGATTTCTCAAGGGTAATTAAAACTTTAATTGCTAGATTTAAGATTGTAAGTGCCAGTGAAATTATGGAAAGAGCTCGTTCCGATGCTAAAAAACATTTTTTTCTTAATATGAGTGAAACGGTTGTTTATGATGATAGAGGGCGCGTTGTAGCAAGTCGTTCACCTTTGGATCCTGCGGGGGATATAAGTTTAAATGATGCTTGTGCAAATTATTTAAGAACTAGTAACATTGAGCATCAGGTCTATGTTTGTGGTGAGTTTGAAGTCGTTAGGCAAAGTGTGTTGGCTAGGTATTCATTAAATGAAAATACATTTGACCCAATCTCACAACAAAGTGCATTTGTTCCACCTGGGTATGCAGAAATATTTTCTTTGGGGTTTTATAAGCTTTGGCAGGGAGATTATGTGTCTGCCTGTTATTTGTTATTGCCGCAATTGGAGAATTCAATTAGATGGATTTTAGAATTAAGAAGAAAAGAAACAACGAAAATAGATGTGTCGCTTTTTGAGGAGGCTACTAGCCTATCTCAAATGCTTGCAAATTATAGGAGTGAAATGGAAGGTGTTTTTGATAGTGATCATGTATTGACTATGGATTTATTGTTCAATATGAAAGGTGGTGCTGCAATTAGACACACGATGGCTCATGGCAGGTATACTGTAAATCATTGTTATCAACCAACTTCAGTTTTTGCCTGTGTCTTTATCTTTTATTTAACTTGTTTGCCTTTATTTAGTGTATGGGAAGATAAAGTTGAACCTTATCTGGCTGATTAATGGAAGTTGATTTAGGTATTTTGGCATTTATCTTTCTGCGTGCAATATGTGCATGGTTTTGCATGTGCCGGAGTTGCATGTTCCGGCCGTGCGTCCGCCAGGACGGGCGTGGCTCAAAAGCGGTATTGCACCTGCATTAAAACCGCCCCACGAAGCGGGCGGGCGAGGCGGGGAAAGCACTGCGCGCTAAACGATGTCGCTGGCTTGCAGTTACCCGGTTGAAATTCTTATTTTTTTGTTGCATTATTCTTAGCGCACCAGCGATTCGCTTGGTATGCGGCAGTCAACAACATTAAATTGTCAGTTTTTGCTTTTACAAAAAAGCGTCCACTATGGACCTATCAGCGAGGCCCCACCGTCGTCAACTACGATGGTGCCGTAGCCGACGACATTACGTACGGTCGAAAGATAGCAGAGGCTGTTGCTGACAATTGTTGATGTAAGCATCTCTGCTGTTCCACCCTTGAGTATGGGAAGACCGTACGTAACTTTGAATTTGAATGGTATGTTTATGGATAAATTTAAACCATACAGCAAATCCAATGCTCCTATCACAACACTTGAAAAGTTGTCAAAGGCTTTATCGATTTCTGTTGAAGAGCTTAAAGCTATTGCAGAATTATCATTAGATGAGAAATATACTCTAAAAGAAATTCCCAAAATTGACGGAAGCAAACGGATTGTCTACTCCCTACATCCTAAAATGAGATTATTACAGAGTAGAATTAATAAACGTATTTTTAAGGAATTGGTTGTTTTTCCTTCATTTTTGTTTGGTTCAGTTCCCAGTAAAAATGATGTTTTAAATTCTAATGTCAAACGTGACTATGTTTCATGTGCAAAGGCTCATTGTGGAGCAAAAACAGTTCTCAAGGTGGATATAAGTAATTTTTTCGATAATATCCATAGAGATCTGGTTAGGAGCGTGTTTGAGGAGATATTGCATATTAAGGATGAGGCTCTTGAATACTTGGTGGATATATGTACTAAGGATGATTTTGTCGTACAGGGGGCCTTAACATCAAGCTATATAGCAACTTTGTGTTTATTCGCTGTTGAAGGGGATGTGGTAAGACGTGCGCAGAGGAAAGGACTTGTTTATACGCGTTTGGTAGATGATATTACCGTGTCATCTAAAATAAGTAATTATGATTTTTCTCAAATGCAAAGCCATATAGAGAGGATGCTTTCTGAGCATGACTTGCCGATAAATAAGCACAAAACAAAAATATTTCACTGTTCATCTGAACCTATAAAAGTACATGGTTTAAGAGTTGACTATGACTCACCTCGACTACCATCCGATGAAGTCAAAAGAATCAGGGCATCTATACATAATTTGAAATTACTGGCGGCAAAAAATAACACAAAAACAAGTGTTGCATACAGAAAAGAATTCAATAGATGTATGGGGAGAGTGAATAAGCTTGGCCGTGTTGGGCATGAAAAATATGAATCATTCAAGAAACAGTTGCAGGCAATAAAACCGATGCCATCTAAAAGAGATGTTGCTGTGATTGATGCAGCTATAAAAAGTTTAGAGTTGTCGTATTCGAAAGGTAATCAAAATAAACATTGGTATAAAAGAAAATATGATTTGACGAGATATAAGATGATTATTCTTACTCGCTCTGAATCATTTAAAGAAAAACTGGAGTGTTTTAAATCTAGATTGGCATCTTTAAAACCATTATGAATGCAAATATTAGACTTCTCAAATATATTGTCGGTGTGTCGTCAGCTCTTTTTTTGATTTTTTCGCTAATTTCTCTTTTTGAAACTATTCAGAATGAAAAGCTATATGAGCGTGATATATGCTTCGATAGCCAGTGCTTAAAATTTTTTGCGGAAAAAACATCTGGTATAGTAATGTATTTTCAGGCGTTTGGATGGCTTATAACAACTTTTGTTACCGTTTTTGGTGTTATGATTGCTTTGATGACATATAACGCTGGAGTTAAAAATAATAATAATAGTAATTACACTAGTCATCTGACGATGTTTAGAGAATTTGCAAGTGCTGAGTTAACTAAAAGAAGTAGCATCTATCCAGAGAAAGTTAATTTTTTTAGATGGTATAGGGTTATGTTCCCTGAAGCGCAAGGCGGTGATATATCTGTTTCGAGAGATTATCTAGAAATAATATCTAGAATCAAATGTGTTATTGAGGAAGCCAATGCACATATTACAGAGGAAAATAAAGACTATAAATATAAAACTCATCAGAGAAAAATGATGGCTGTTTTGGATGAAATCGGTATATCGATTAGTAATGGGCCCAAAAATATTTTTATTGAGGTTGAGAGTCAAATTTTGGATTATATCGATACTATTAATTTGTCATTTTGTCACTCCTCATCAGTGATAGAATTAAGTAGAGTAAAAAGGAAGTATATATAGTTAAGTTGGCGGGATTGCATTCCGCCAACTTTATATATTTACTTATAAGTTATAATCAAGGGATTTTATGACTTCCATATCTAACCATTCATTTATTGACTTTATTCTCTCCTGTAATGGAGTGAGTTCATTGCGGACAAAGACCTTTGCCACTTTTTCAATATCTCCTAGTGACCCGACATTCTCCGGCTTACCGCCCATCAACTGAAAGGGGATGCGGTGTGCGTCCAGGAGATCTGCGGCGCTGACTTTTTTGATATTAAAAAAATCGTCCTTCGTCGCCACTTCACTGAGGGGGATAATTTTAATGCCGTCGGCTTTCCCCTGTGGGGCATAGAGAAACAGGTTTTTAAAGTTGTTGCGGCCTTTCGACTTCACCATGTTTTCGCGAAGCATTTCGATATCGTTGCGATCCTGCACGGCATCGGTGACATACATGATGTATCCGGCATGAGCGCCGTTTTCGTAATACTTGCGGCGGAACAGCGTGGCCGACTCATTCAGCCAGGCAGAGTTAAGGGCGCTGAGATATTCCGGCAGGCCGTACAGCTCCTGATTGATATCCGGCTCCAGCAGGTGAAACACGGAGCCGGGCGCGAAGGCTGTCGGCTCGTTGAAGGACGGCACCCACCAGTAAACATCCTCCTCCACGCCACGGCGGGTATATTTTGCCGGTGAGGTTTCCAGTCTGATGACCTTACCGGTGGTGCTGTAACGCTTTTCCAGAAACGCATTACCGAACACCAGAAAATCCAGCACAAAGCGGCTGAAATCCTGCTGGGAAAGCCACGGATGCGGGATAAATGTCGAGGCCAGAATATTGCGTTTGACGTAAATCGGCGAGCTGTGATGCACGGCAGCACGCAGGCTTTTCGCCAGACCGGTAAAGCTGACCGGCGGCTCATACCATCTGCCGTTACTGATGCACTCGACGTAATCCAGAATGTCACGGCGGTCGAGTACCGGCACCGGCTCGCCAAAGGTGAATGCCTCCATTTTCGGGGCGCTGGCGGTCATTTTTTTTGCCGCAGGTTGCGGTGTTTTCCCTTTTTTCTTGCTCATCAGTAAAACTCCAGAATGGTGGATGTCAGCGGGGTGCTGATACCGGCGGTGAGTGGCTCATTTAACAGGGCGTGCATGGTCGCCCAGGCGAGGTCGGCGTGGCTGGCTTCCTCGCTGCGGCTGGCCTCATAGGTGGCGCTGCGTCCGCTGCTGGTCATGGTCTTGCGGATAGCCATAAACGAGCTGGTGATGTCGGTGGCGCTGACGTCATATTCCAGACAGCCACGGCGGATGACGTCTTTTGCCTTGAGCACCATTGCGGTTTTCATTTCCGGCGTGTAGCGGATGTCGCGCGCGGCGGGATAGAACGAGCGCACGAGCTGGAACACGCCGACACCGAGGCCGGTGGCATCAATACCGATGTATTCGACGTTGTATTTTTCGGTGAGTTTGCGGATGGATTCAGCCTGAGTGGCAAAGTCCATGCCTTTCCACTGGTGACGCTCAAGGATCCTGAATTTGCCACCGGCCACCACCGGCGGTGCCAGTACCACGCATCCTGCGCTGTCGCCACGGTGTGACGGGTCGTAACCAATCCATACCGGTCGGGAGCCGAACGGATTTGCGGCAAACGGCGCATAGTCTTCCCATTCTTCCAGCGTGTCGACCATGCAGCGTTGCAGCTCCTCAAACGGGAACACCGACGCCTTGTCGTCAACAAATTCACACATGAACAGGTTTTTAAAATCGTCGGCGCTGTTTTCGCGTTTGAGCTGCTCAATGTCGAACAGCGTGCAGCCGCCTTTCAGGGCGTCCTCAATGGTGACAATCTGTCGCCACTGGCCGTCCGCACAGAGAAGCCCACCGGCAAGGGCGTTATGACTGACGTCGATTTCCACGCGTTCGGCGGCGCTGGCGCGTCCCCGGTTGAACAGTTCACCCGACCAGAACGGGTAGGCGTCGTGTGCCAGCGTGGACGGGGTGGAGAAATAGGTCGAGCGCAGGTGACTCTGTGAGGCCATACCTGATGCCACCTTACGCAGTACCTGAAAATTCGGGATCCAGAAAATCTCGTCGACGTACAGGTCGCCGTTATGGCTCTGCGCGGTGTTGGAGTTGGTGCCGAGAAAAATCAGTTTTGCGCCGTTATTGCCCAGGACAATCGGGTCACCGGTCAGGTCAACGTCAACCAGACGGGCAAAGGCGATGATGTATTCGCGGAACACATACGCCTGCGTTTTACTGGCCGACAGAAAAATCTGGTTATGACCGGTTTTCAGGGCGCGCAGCAGCGCCTCGCGGGAAAAATAAAACGTCGCGCCAATCTGGCGGGATTTCAGGATATCGCGGATGCGGTGCTCAAGCCCGGCGCGATACCAGTGCAACTGATATTCGAAAGACTGCTCAAAGAAAATCTGCTCCAGCTTTTCGATGGCCTCGTCACTGAAAAAATTCTTTTTCGGTTTGCGCCGCCCGCCTTTGTTGCGGTTAGCGACGTTCGGATTAAGGTCTGCCTCGTTGCCGGTCTGGCTGTAGCGGTTGACCCGTGCCAGTCGTTCAATCTGGCGTCCCAGCAGGTCAATTTCCTTGAAGTCACCGCCGGTTTTCTGCGGTTTGATGATGAGCTGGGTCAGCCGCGCTTCCAGACTCATTTCGACACGGCTGATGGGGGCAACGCTGTCCCAGCCGTCGCGCTGTTTCCAGCTCTGCACCGTCGGGCGTTTCATCTGCAACATGGCGGCAATCTGCGGCACGGAAAACCCCTGCCAGTACAGCAGCGCCGCCTGACGACGCGGGTCGTGTAAAAGAGTGGTGTCTGTGGTGATGGTCATGAATACCTCGCCGTGATGAATACACGGCAAGGCTACTGAGTCGCGCCCTGCGATTCGCTAAGGTGCTGTTGTGTCAGTGATAAGCCATCCGGGACTGATGGCGGAGGATGCGCATCGTCGGGAAACTGATGCCGACATGTGACTCCTCTAATCACTATTCAGGACTCCTGACAATGGCAAAAAAAGTCTCAAAATTCTTTCGTATCGGCGTTGAGGGTGACACCTGTGACGGGCGTGTCATCAGTGCGCAGGATATTCAGGAAATGGCCGAAACCTTTGACCCGCGAGTCTATGGTTGCCGCATTAACCTGGAACATCTGCGCGGCATCCTGCCTGACGGCATTTTTAAGCGTTATGGCGATGTGGTCGAACTGAAGGCCGAAAAGATTGACGATGATTCGGCGCTGAAAGGCAAATGGGCGCTGTTTGCGAAAATCACCCCGACCGATGACCTTATCGCGATGAACAAGGCCGCGCAGAAGGTCTATACCTCAATGGAAATTCAGCCGAACTTTGCCAATACCGGCAAATGTTATCTGGTGGGTCTGGCCGTCACCGATGACCCGGCAAGCCTCGGCACGGAATACCTGGAATTCTGCCGCACGGCAAAACACAACCCCCTGAACCGCTTCAAATTAAGCCCTGAAAACCTGATTTCAGTGGCAACGCCTGTTGAGCTGGAATTTGAAGACCTGCCTGAAACCGTGTTCACCGCCCTGACCGAAAAGGTGAAATCCATTTTTGGCCGCAAACAGGCCAGCGATGACGCCCGTCTGAATGACGTGCATGAAGCGGTGACCGCTGTTGCTGAACATGTGCAGGAAAAACTGAGCGCCACTGAGCAGCGCCTCGCTGAGATGGAAACCGCCTTTTCCGCACTTAAGCAGGAGGTGACTGACAGGGCGGATGAAACCAGCCAGGCATTCACCCGCCTGAAAAACAGCCTCGACCACACCGAAAGTCTGACCCAGCAGCGCCGCAGCAAGGCCACCGGCGGTGGCGGTGACGCCCTGATGACGAACTGCTGACCGGCGTCAGTCAGTCCGGGAAAACCTTCACGATTAACCCTTAATTTCAGGAAAAACTATGCGCCAGGAAACCCGCTTTAAATTTAATGCCTACCTGTCCCGTGTTGCCGAACTGAACGGCATCGACGCCGGTGATGTGTCGAAAAAATTCACCGTTGAACCGTCGGTCACCCAGATCCTGATGAACACCATGCAGGAGTCCTCTGATTTTCTGACCCGCATCAACATTGTGCCGGTCAGCGAAATGAAAGGGGAAAAAATTGGTATTGGTGTCACCGGCTCCATCGCCAGCACCACCGACACCGCCGGTGGCACCGAGCGTCAGCCGAAGGACTTCTCGAAGCTGGCGTCAAACAAGTACGAATGCGACCAGATTAACTTCGATTTTTATATCCGCTACAAAACGCTGGACCTGTGGGCGCGTTATCAGGATTTCCAGCTCCGTATCCGTAACGCCATTATCAAACGCCAGTCCCTTGATTTCATCATGGCCGGTTTTAACGGCGTGAAGCGTGCCGAAACCTCTGACCGCAGCAGCAATCCGATGCTGCAGGATGTGGCGGTCGGCTGGCTGCAGAAATACCGCAATGAAGCCCCGGCGCGCGTGATGAGCAAGGTTACTGACGAGGAAGGTCACACCACCTCTGAGGTCATCCGCGTGGGTAAGGGTGGTGATTATGCCAGCCTCGATGCACTGGTGATGGATGCGACCAACAACCTGATTGAGCCGTGGTATCAGGAAGACCCTGACCTTGTGGTGATTGTGGGGCGTCAGCTACTGGCGGACAAGTATTTCCCCATCGTTAACAAGGAGCAGGACAACAGCGAGATGCTGGCCGCTGACGTCATCATCAGCCAGAAACGCATCGGCAACCTGCCGGCGGTACGCGTCCCGTACTTCCCGGCGGATGCGATGCTCATCACGAAGCTGGAAAACCTGTCCATCTACTACATGGATGACAGCCATCGCCGCGTGATTGTGGAAAACCCGAAACTCGACCGCGTGGAGAACTACGAGTCAATGAACATTGATTACGTGGTGGAAGACTACGCCGCCGGTTGTCTGGTGGAAAAAATTAAGGTCGGTGATTTCTCCACACCGGCTAAAGCGACCGCAGAGCCGGGAGCGTAACCGATGACGAGTCCCGCACAGCGCCACATGATGCGGGTCTCGGCAGCGATGACCGCGCAGCGGGAAGCCGCCCCGCTGCGACATGCAACTGTCTATGAGCAGATGCTGGTCAAGCTGGCCGCAGACCAGCGCACACTGAAAGCGATTTATTCAAAAGAGCTGAAGGCCGCGAAAAAACGCGAACTGCTGCCGTTCTGGTTGCCGTGGGTGAACGGCGTGCTGGAGCAGGGCAAAGGTGCACAGGATGACATTCTGATGACGGTCATGCTGTGGCGTCTGGATACCGGCGATATTGCCGGTGCGCTGGAGATTGCCCGTTATGCCCTGAAGTATGGTCTGACCATGCCGGGGAAACACCGCCGCACCCCGCCGTACATGTTCACCGAGGAGGTGGCGCTTGCGGCCATGCGCGCTCACGCTGCCGGTGAGTCTGTGGATCCCCGCCTGCTGACGGACACCCTTGAACTGACCGCCACGGCTGACATGCCTGATGAAGTGCGCGCAAAGCTGCACAAAATCACCGGTCTGTTTCTGCGTGACGCTGGTGATGCCGCCGGTGCGCTGGCGCACCTGCAACGTGCGACACAGCTCGACTGTCAGGCAGGCGTCAAAAAAGAGATTGAACGACTGGAGCGGGAGCTGAAACCGAAGCCGGAGCCGCAGCCCAAAGCGGCCACCCGCGCCCCGCGTAAGACCCGGAGCGTGACACCGGCAAAACGTGGACGCCCGAAAAAGAAAGCCAGTTAACAACCGAATGCGCCCCGCGCCAGGGCGGCACGCCGGTCAGTGAGGGTGAATCACCTGACACTGCACCGGCGTCCACCGCCCGACTTTTCAGAGGTAGTCATGATGACGCTGATTATTCCGCGAAAGGAGGCTCCCGTGTCCGGTGAGGGTACGGTGGTCATCCCGCAACCGGCAGGCGACGAGCCGGTGATTAAAAACACGTTCTTTTTTCCCGATATCGACCCGAAGCGCGTCCGGGAACGTATGCGCCTTGAGCAGACCGTCGCCCCCGCCCGTCTGCGTGAGGCCATCAAGTCAGGCATGGCGGAGACGAATGCGGAGCTGTACGAGTACCGCGAACAGAAAATTGCCGCCGGTTTTACGTGTCTGGCGGAAGTCCCGGCGGACGACATCGACGGTGAAAGCATCAAAGTTTTTTACTACGAGCGCGCCGTGTGTGCGATGGCGACCGCGTCGCTTTATGAGCGTTATCGCGGCGTGGATGCCAGTGCCAAAGGCGACAAGAAGGCCGACAGCATTGACAGCACCATTGATGAGCTGTGGCGGGATATGCGCTGGGCAGTGGCGCGAATCCAGGACAAGCCGCGCTGCATTGTGAGTCAAATCTGATGAAGACCTTTGCGCTACAGGGCGACACGCTCGACGCCATCTGTGTCCGGTATTACGGGCGCACTGAGGGCGTGGTCGAGGCCGTGCTCGCCGCAAATCCGGGACTGGCTGAACTGGGTGCGGTGCTGCCGCACGGCACCGCCGTCGAACTGCCCGACGTTCAGACCGCGCCCGTGGCTGAAACTGTCAATCTGTGGGAGTAACGCATGACAGCAGAAGAAAAAAGCGTCCTGTCGCTTTTCATGATTGGGGTGCTGATTGTTGTCGGCAAGGTGCTTGCCGGTGGTGAACCCATCACCCCGCGTCTGTTTATCGGGCGCATGTTACTCGGTGGTTTTGTCTCGATGGTTGCCGGTGTTGTTCTGGTGCAGTTTCCTGACCTGTCACTGCCTGCGGTGTGCGGCATCGGCTCCATGCTGGGTATCGCCGGTTATCAGGTGATTGAGATTGCCATTCAGCGCCGCTTTAAGGGCAGGGGGAAACCGTAATGCCGGTAATTAACACGCATCAGAATATCGCCGCCTTTCTCGACATGCTGGCCGTGTCCGAAGGGACGGCGAATCATCCGCTGACGAAAAACCGGGGCTATGACGTGATAGTCACCGGACTGGACGGAAAGCCGGAAATTTTCACCGACTACAGTGACCACCCGTTCGCACATGGCCGACCGGCGAAGGTGTTTAACCGTCGCGGTGAAAAATCAACGGCCTCCGGTCGCTATCAGCAGCTTTACCTGTTCTGGCCGCATTACCGCAAACAGCTTGCCCTGCCGGATTTCAGTCCGTTGTCACAGGACAGACTCGCCATTCAGTTGATCCGCGAACGCGGTGCACTGGATGACATCCGGGCGGGACGCATTGAACGCGCCATTTCACGCTGTCGCAATATCTGGGCGTCCCTGCCGGGTGCCGGTTACGGTCAGCGTGAGCATTCACTGGAAAAACTGGTCACCGTCTGGCGTACCGCTGGCGGCGTACCGGCTTAAACGGAGTAAACACCATGAAGAAATTATCCCTTTCACTGATGCTGAACGTGTCGCTGGCGCTGATGCTGGCACTGTCCCTGATTTACCCGCAGAGCGTGGCCGTCAGTTTTGTCGCCACCTGGGCGATTCTGGCGACGGTTATCTGTGTGGTTGCCGGTGGTGTCGGCATGTATGCCACTGAGTATGTACTGGAACGCTACGGACGGGAGCTGCCGCCGGAATCGCTGGCCGTGAAGATTGTCACGTCGCTGTTTTTGCAGCCGGTGCCGTGGCGCAGACGGGCAGTGGCTCTGGTAGTGGTGGTGGCGACGTTTATCTCGCTGGTCGCTGCCGGGTGGATTTTTACCGCGCTGATTTATCTTGTGGCATCGGTGTTCTTCCGGTTGATACGTACGGCCTGCTGTCAGCGTTTTGAGGGGTGGGAACCATGTCAAGGCTGATGACTGTGCTGGTTGTGTTGTTATCACTGGCGGTGGCCGGTCTGTTTCTGGTGAAACACAAAAATGCCAGCCTGCGCGCCTCGCTGGACAGGGCGAACAACGTCGCCAGCGGGCAGCAGACGACCATCACCATGCTGAAAAATCAGCTTCATGTTGCGCTCACCAGGGCAGACAAAAACGAGCTGGCGCAGGTGGCACTGCGTCAGGAACTGGAGAACGCCGCGAAGCGTGAAGCACAGCGCGAGAAAACCATCACGAGGTTACTCAATGAAAACGAAGATTTTCGCCGCTGGTATGGCGCTGACCTGCCTGATGCTGTGCGCCGGTTGCACCAGCGTCCGGCCTGCACTGACGCCAGTGATTGTCCACAACGCCTGCCCGAAAGTGAGTCTTTGCCCGATGCCGGGCAGTGACCCGGAGACGAACGGCGATTTAAGTGCCGATATCCGGCAGCTTGAGAACGCGCTGGCACGCTGTGCCAGCCAGGTAAAAATGATTAAACACTGTCAGGACGAAAACGATGCTCAAACCCGACAGCCTGCGCAGGGCGCTGACTGATGCCGTCACGGTGCTGAAAACTAACCCCGATATGCTGCGGATATTCGTGGATAACGGGAGTATTGCCTCCACACTGGCGACGTCGCTGTCATTCGAAAAGCGTTACACGCTCAATGTGATTGTGACCGACTTTACCGGTGATTTTGACCTGCTCATTGTGCCGGTGCTGGCGTGGCTGCGGGAAAATCAGCCCGACATCATGACCACCGACGCAGGCCAGAAAAAGGGCTTCACGTTTTATGCGGACATCAACAATGACAGCAGCTTTGATATCAGCATCAGCCTGATGCTGACCGAGCGAACGCTGGTCAGTGAGGTGGACGGCGCACTGCATGTGAAGAATATCCCGGAACCCCCGCCGCCGGAGCCGGTCACCCGCCCGATGGAGCTTTATATCAATGGCGAACTGGTGAGCAAGTGGGATGAATGAGTTTAAGCGTTTTGAAGACCGGCTGACCGGACTGATTGAGTCGCTGTCACCGTCAGGGCGTCGGCGGCTGAGTGCAGAGCTGGCGAAGCGTCTGCGGCAGAGTCAGCAGCGTCGGGTGATGGCACAGAAAGCCCCGGACGGCACACCCTACGCGCCACGCCAGCAGCAGAGCGCCAGAAAAAAGACCGGTCGTGTTAAGCGAAAAATGTTTGCGAAACTTATCACCAGTCGTTTTTTGCATATCCGCGCCAGCCCGGAACAGGCATCAATGGAATTTTACGGCGGGAAGTCGCCGAAAATCGCCAGTGTGCATCAGTTCGGTCTGTCGGAAGAAACCCGGAAAGACGGTAAGAAAATTGATTATCCGGCGCGTCCTCTGCTCAGCTTTACCGGTGAGGATGTGCAGATGATTGAAGAGATTATCCTGACTCACCTTGAGCGTTAGTTTTATCCAGGCAGAGGCTGATGCGCAATTAAACATTGAGCGGCCATGCTGGTCGCTCAATGTTTAGAGGTTTATGAGTGATTTTTATTTGATGCTTTGTATTCTAAAACCTTCTTATTGGCGTAAAAGAATTTTGTATATGACAGGAATATAACCAGACCTGAAGTGAAATAGACGAGGGATAGTATTAATAATGCTTTTTTGTGACTGTTATTATCTTTAATCTCCTGGCTTAACCATTCGGAGTCCTCCTCGTTTAGCTGTAAGAGCTTATTGCAGGCGATCTCAGGAAGTGTGTCTTTTATAAATACGTTTTGCAGTCTCTTGCAATCGGCAAGGCTATAAGTTTTATTAAATTCAACTGCTTTATTTTTGAAGGATAAAAGAACTTTGTCACTATAAACATAGTACATCATGTTTTTATATGGTATGCCTATGGCATCCCTTACTATAACGGATTGTTCGTTGTGTATGTAACATGCGAGGAGAATGTAAAAAATACTGGCCAGAATTACAATTATTGTTTTAATTATGTGTGGTGGTTTTGTTATGTCACCCCAGATGCGAGTAAGGAAAAAATACGATGTTTTTAGTTTTCCATCAATCAGTCCCTGCTGTATCATTCTCACATTTTCAATGCCTGATACATTGATTCCATTAATTATTTTAAATAGTTGAATGTCGCGCCACTCGCGGTCAAGTCTTTTTAATTTTTTGTCTGAATATCCAAAATTGAAATAATGTGCAATAAGCCTCATAAGGTTACTTTTACCAAAGCTAAAAAATGCTAATACTGCAAAGCTACAAAGGAAAAAAACGATTAGCCCCCACACATTAGTCACATTATAGCTGACCATTACGCTCTCCTTGAATGTTGTCTGGTAGTTCTACAAATGAATCCAGATAGCATAACTTTTATATATTGTGCAATCTCACATGCATGAACACTCTCGCAAATATTCAGGAACTCGCGCGCGCACTGCGCAACATGATTCGCACCGGCATTATCGTCGAAACCGACCTTAACGCCGGTCGCTGCCGTGTGCAGACCGGCGGCATGTGCACTGACTGGCTTCAGTGGCTGACCCATCGTGCCGGTCGTTCGCGCACATGGTGGGCACCTTCCGTGGGGGAGCAGGTGCTGATTCTGGCCGTGGGCGGTGAACTCGACACGGCGTTCGTTCTGCCGGGGATTTATTCCGGCGATAACCCCGCGCCGTCTGCGTCGGCGGATGCCCTGCATATCCGTTTCCCTGACGGGGCGGTGATTGAATATGAACCCGAAACCAGTGCACTCACGGTAAGCGGAATTAAAACAGCCAGCGTGACGGCTTCTGATTCTGTTACTGCCACGGTGCCGGTGGTCATGGTGAAAGCATCAACCCGCGTCACCCTGGACACACCGGAGGTGGTCTGCACCAACAGGCTGATTACCGGCACGCTGGAAGTGCAGAAGGGCGGGAAGATGCACGGCAACATCGAGCATACCGACGGGAAATTCACTTCTAACGGCGTTCAGGTGGATGACCACGGTCACGGTGGTGTTAAGTCAGGTGACAACTGGACGCAGGGGACAAAATGACAGCGCGTTATCTCGGAATGAATCGCAGTGATGGCCTGACTGTCACTGACCTTGAGCATATCAGCCAGAGTATCGGCGATATCCTGCGCACGCCGGTCGGCTCACGGGTGATGCGTCGTGATTACGGCTCGTTGCTGGCGTCAATGATTGACCAGCCGCAGACCCCGGCGCTTGAGTTGCAGATTAAGGTCGCCTGTTACATGGCGGTGCTGAAATGGGAACCCCGCGTCACCCTGTCATCCGTTACCACGGCGCGCAGCTTTGACGGGCGAATGACGGTCACGTTAACCGGCCAGCACAACGACACCGGCCAGCCACTTTCATTAACCATCCCTGTGAGTTGAAACCATGCCGATTATCGACCTGAACCAGCTACCCGCACCGGATGTGGTCGAGGAGCTGGACTTTGAAACCATTCTTGCCGAACGCAAGGCGACACTGATTTCCCTTTACCCGGAAGACCAGCAGGAGGCGGTCGCCCGTACCCTGACGCTGGAATCCGAGCCTCTCGTCAAACTGCTGGAGGAAAATGCGTATCGCGAGCTTATCTGGCGTCAGCGTGTGAATGAGGCTGCACGGGCGGTGATGCTGGCCTGTGCAGCCGGTAATGACCTTGATGTGATTGGTGCCAATTACAACACCACGCGCCTGACTATCACCCCGGCAGATGATTCGACTATCCCGCCGACACCGGCAGTGATGGAGTCTGACACCGATTATCGTCTGCGTATTCAGCAGGCGTTTGAAGGCTTAAGCGTCGCCGGGTCGGTGGGAGCCTATCAGTATCATGGTCGCAGTGCCGACGGGCGTGTCGCGGATATCTCTGTCACCAGTCCGTCTCCGGCCTGTGTCACCATCTCTGTGCTGTCACGTGAAAATAACGGTGTGGCATCTGAAGACCTGCTGGCTGTGGTGCGCAACGCCCTGAATGGCGAGGACGTCAGACCGGTGGCCGACCGTGTGACCGTGCAGTCTGCCGCCATCGTTGAATACCAGATAAATGCCATGCTTTACCTTTACCCTGGCCCCAAAAGCGAACCCATTCGCGCTGCCGCCGTGAAAAAACTGGAAGCGTATATCACGGCACAGCACCGGCTGGGGCGCGACATCCGACTGTCTGCCATTTATGCCGCTTTGCATGTGGAAGGCGTGCAGCGTGTCGAACTGGCTGCACCGCTGGCCGACATCGTGCTCAACAGTACGCAGGCGTCTTTCTGTACCGAATACCGCGTCGTGACCGGAGGCTCGGATGAGTGATTCGCGCCTGCTGCCGACCGGCTCATCACCGCTTGAAGTCGCCGCTGCAAAAGCCTGTGCGGAAATTGAAAAAACGCCGGTCAGTATTCGTGAGCTGTGGAACCCGGACACCTGCCCGGCAAATCTGCTGCCGTGGCTGGCGTGGGCGTTTTCGGTCGACAGATGGGATGAAAAGTGGCCGGAAGCGACCAAACGCGCCGTTATTCGCGATGCCTATTTCATCCACTGTCATAAAGGCACTATAGGTGCAATCCGGCGTGTGGTGGAGCCGCTGGGCTATCTCATCAACGTGACGGAGTGGTGGGAAACCAGTGACCCGCCCGGCACCTTCCGGCTTGATATTGGTGTACTGGAAAGCGGTATCACAGAGGCAATGTATCAGGAAATGGAACGGCTGATTGCTGATGCCAAACCTGCAAGCCGCCACCTTATTGGCCTGAACATTACCCGGGACATTCCCGGCTACCTGTTCGTCGGTGGTGTGGCTTATGACGGCGATGTAATTACGGTTTACCCCGGATAAGTGAGGAATAATGAGCACAAAATTCAAAACCGTTATCACCACTGCCGGTGCAGCAAAGCTGGCAGCGGCAACCGCACCGGGAGGGCGGAAGGTCAACATTACCACGATGGCCGTCGGGGATGGCGGTGGTAAATTGCCTGTCCCGGATGCCGGACAGACCGGGCTTATCCACGAAGTCTGGCGACATGCGCTGAACAAAATCAGCCAGGACAAACGAAACAGTAATTATATTATCGCAGAGCTGGTTATTCCGCCGGAGGTGGGCGGTTTCTGGATGCGTGAACTTGGCCTGTACGATGATGCGGGAACGCTAATTGCCGTGGCGAACATGGCCGAAAGTTATAAGCCAGCCCTTGCCGAAGGCTCAGGGCGTTCGCAGACCTGCCGCATGGTCATCATCGTCAGCAGTGTGGCCTCAGTGGAGCTGACCATTGACACCACAACGGTGATGGCAACGCAGGATTACGTTGATGACAAAATTGCAGAACATGAACAGTCACGACGTCACCCTGACGCCTCGCTGACCGCAAAAGGTTTTACTCAGTTAAGCAGTGCGACCAACAGCACGTCTGAAACACTGGCCGCAACGCCGAAAGCGGTAAAGGCCGCGTATGACCTTGCTAACGGGAAATATACCGCACAGGACGCCACCATAGCGCGAAAAGGCCTTGTCCAGCTCAGTAGTGCGACCAACAGCACGTCTGAAACGCTCGCCGCAACACCAAAAGCCGTTAAGACGGTAATGGATGAAACGAACAAGAAAGCGCCATTAAACAGCCCTGCACTGACCGGAACGCCAACGACGCCAACTGCGCGACAGGGAACGAATAATACTCAGATCGCAAACACGGCTTTCGTTATGGCCGCGATTGCCGCCCTTGTAGACTCGTCGCCTGACGCACTGAATACGCTGAACGAGCTGGCGGCGGCGCTGGGCAATGACCCGAATTTTGCTACCACCATGACTAATGCGCTTGCGGGTAAGCAACCGAAAGATGCCACTTTGACGGCGCTGGCGGGGCTTGCTACTGCGGCAGACAGGTTTCCGTATTTTACGGGGAATGATGTTGCCAGCCTGGCGACCCTGACAAAAGTCGGGCGGGATATTCTGGCTAAATCGACCGTTGCCGCCGTTATCGAATATCTCGGTTTACAGGAAACGGTAAACCGAGCCGGGAACGCCGTGCAAAAAAATGGCGATACCTTGTCCGGTGGACTTACTTTTGAAAACGACTCAATCCTTGCCTGGATTCGAAATACTGACTGGGCGAAGATTGGATTTAAAAATGATGCCGATGGTGACACTGATTCATACATGTGGTTTGAAACGGGGGATAACGGCAATGAATATTTCAAATGGAGAAGTCGCCAGAGCACCACAACAAAAGACCTGATGAATCTTAAATGGGATGCTCTGTATGTTCTTGTTAAAGCCCTTTTCAGCAGTGAAGTAAAAATATCTACAGTCAATGCGCTGAGGATATTTAATTCATCTTTTGGTGCTATTTTTCGCCGTTCTGAAGAAAACCTGTATATCATTCCTACACGAGAAAATGAGGGTGAAAATGGAGATATTGGGCCATTAAGGCCATTCGGCATCAACTTAAGAACAGGAGTTGTGTCTGTTGGTAATGGTGCCAGGATTGATGGCGGGCTGGCACTTGGCACGAATAACGCGTTGGGTGGGAACTCTATTGTTCTTGGTGATAACGACACCGGATTTAAACAAAATGGCGATGGTAATCTGGATGTTTATGCTAATAACGTCCATGTTATGCGCTTTGTTTCCGGAAGCATTCAAAGTAATAAGACCATAAATATTACGGGGCGTGTTAATCCCTCGGATTACGGTAACTTTGATTCCCGCTATGTGAGAGATATCAGACTTGGCACACGTGTTGTCCAGACCATGCAGAAAGGGGTGATGTATGAGAAAGCAGGGCACGTAATTACCGGGCTTGGTATTGTCGGTGAAGTCGATGGTGATGACCCCGCAGTATTCAGGCCAATACAAAAATACATCAATGGCACATGGTATAACGTCGCACAGGTGTAATTTATGCAGCATTTAAAAAATATTACTGCGGGTAATCCAAAAACTGTTGCCCAATATCAACTGACAAAAAATTTTGATGTTATCTGGTTATGGTCCGAAGAGGGAAAAAACTGGTATGAGGAAGTAAGTAATTTTCAGGAAGACACGATAAAGATTGTTTACGACGAGAATAATATAATTGTCGGCATCACCAGAGATGCTTCAACGCTTAACCCTGAAGGTTTCAGCGTTGTCGAGGTTCCTGATATTACCTCCAACCGACGTGCTGATGACTCAGGTAAATGGATGTTTAAGGATGGTGCCGTGATTAAGCGGATTTATACGGCAGATGAACAGGAGCAACAGGCAGAATCACAAAAGGCAGCTTTACTTTCCGAAGCTGAATCCGTGATTTTGCCGCTGGAACGCGCTGTCAGGCTGAATATGGCGACGGATGAGGAACGCAGCCGACTGGAAGCATGGGAACGCTACAGCGTTCTGGTCAGTCGTGTGGATCCTGCAAATCCCGAATGGCCGGAAATGCCGCAATAAGTTGTATGATCTCTGGTGTGAGCTTACATATCTATAGCACAGAGTAAAGCCTAATCTGACAGTCCGCTATGTGCCAAGAGCGGACATTCCTGACCAAGTTATGTTAATCTGCCTGTAGAAAGCCTTGGTTAACTGCTCTACGTTTTTCCTACTTGCTTCTAACGCTTAAATATTCGGAAAGCAAAAAACATGTAACATGAGGCTTGGTAAACAACCCACTCGGTTCATCATTAGATAAAATTAACAGCAATATAGGTGAGCAAATGTTTGAAGAGCATAATGAAGATAAAACAGTTCAGGACAGCGTAAGAAAAATGTTTTTAGCCTCTATTCCAGAGCGTCAGAATGAACTGGATGAGTTCTGGTCTAAATTTAACATGACCTTCCAAAATCATAGCGATAATCATACAGACGGTAAATTTATTTTTGATGCGGGGATGTATCGATTTATCCGCTTCAATCATCGTGTTTTGCGCACGTTCTGGATAGGAACATTTGCTGCAATGGCGGGCTACGAAGCAATAAACACTGAGCAAAATAAAAAAATTGAAGACATTATCGATAAAAGGGATTCTATTTTAGATCTTTTTGACTCAAAGAAAATATCATTAGTCTCAACCGAGTCAGAATTACATGTTTTACTCGAGGAGCTACAGGAAGAACTTGCTGATTTCAGTTCGGCAGACTTCGTAAACTTTGAACAGTTAATCTGCGCTTTTGAAAACACGGCTAAAGATGAGGTACCGGATGAAAAACCACTACCAATAGGAATTCCTGAACCTGGCACCATGCCTGACAGTAAAATCGAACCAGTTAAAAGAGCAACAGCTGAATTAGCAATTATTGCTGCTGCTTGGGCATTTTTGCATGAAGTCCGACATATCATTCATCAGCAGGAAGGTACCAGTTATGATATGAATGAATTCACACAAGAACAAGCTCATAATGAAGAGTTCTCATGTGATGAGTTTGCAACTAAATTCATCCTTGACCATATAGATAATTACTGTGAAGAGTCTATGTATGACCGTGTGTTGGTGAGCAGGAAAAGAAGACTTTCTATATACTGTGCATTATTCAGCGTTACTATGTTAGGTAAAAACAACTGGGGTTTTTCAAAATCTCACCCTTCACTTCAGGATAGAATAAATAAAGTAAAAGCATTAATGAAAGAGCCTGATGATGAGGTTCTCGAATATATTGTGGAGACTATGTTTAAGTCTATTGCTAGAATCTGGCCAACCGTTCCTACTGTCAAATTCTGACGTAGGGTTTTCGCGCTTTAAAAAGTTTAAAGTGATGTCTGCGCATCACTTTTTAGAATATGAAATTAAGTTCTCCGGCCCTGTTCTATGAAACATATTCTTAATAAATAAGTGATGTTTACTAACAAAGCTCGTGATGTTGAAACTCACTTCCCGTAAAACAGATGTGCTATTGGGCAGAGTGAGATATCGTCCGATCATTAACTGAACTTGACCAACTCAACGTTGAACAATGCACCTTGCTACAAGTTATAAACAACTTTTGGGTGATGACAATTGCGAACTTCTGATTATCGCTCGAAGCTGTCTCTCGATGTCTACTGTGTGCCAGGAGCGGACGTAACGAATAATTTTTTGTGTGGAGCAATGGGGAGCAGGCCACTAGCCCAAATGGCCTTGCTGAAGAAACATGAACCTGGCTACAGCGTATGAGCATTACAATGAAATCCTCCGCACAGGGCCCTAGGATACCACTCACGGAGTAAATACCGGAGCCAAATATAGCGGTTCAAGAACTTCAATTTTATTCATCGTATTTAGGTGAGAAAACACTTATTTCTTTGGACCAGATGCCGAAACCTTCAATATCAAGGGTGAACTCAATAGGTAATTTGCTATCTTTATATTCAGTTGGTATCACCCGAATATTTTTGACATTTTTTACACAATGTAATGGAGTGTATTTGTTTTTTGTGATTGAATCAAAAATTGGTATACAAGATAAGCGTATAACTTCTAATTTAACTAATTTGTCTAGCCACATTGTTCCTTCAAAGTCATGGAAGAACTGTCTTATTCTGGAACCCAATGTTGGATGGGAATAAATCTCACCTCTAATGGTGGAAAGGGAAGTATATATTTTTTGTGGTAAAGCTTCAAACCCCGATATCGTAGCTATATCACCAGAACTATTTACAAATAAATCGCCTGTCGTGAAAATATCTAAATCCATTGGGAGGCTATTGCAATTGATGCGCGGAGTGTCTATTTCAACAGGGACGATTACTTCATAGCTATCTGGTAATTTATTTAATTTTATTGGTGCTGATAACAAACGCCCCTCACCAAGTTGATTAACTAGAATAAATTTTTCTTCGGTAGGGATGGAGTGGAATCTTTCGTTGAAAGATATTAACTTAGATAAATCGCCAGTAAAGAAGTTTGCAAATTTTATAGTCCACTCATTGGTTGAGATTCCGGTAAGCTCTCCGAAAACGATAATGTCTATACCTATTGCAATGAAATCATTATGTTTGGTTGATGAAGAACCATTGCTCACCTCTTTTTTAATCTCTTCTTCGTGGGCTTTCTTCATTTCTTTAAGAATTTCTGCTGTATATCTAATTTCATCTCTATCAATTTCAACGCTGTGATTAACACACATCCAGATGCCATTATTTATATCTTTCCTTTCATCTGGTGTTTGATTAGGATCATATCGTCTTGCTAATGGCCCAGGAGCTGCGGCATGAATGTGCGCAGCTACCCCAATATTTGTGATAGATGTTAAGGATTCATCACTGGGGCCAACTGTAAGCTGATTACAACCGGGGAATGAGCACCTATAACCAGCCCGTAGTGCTAGAGCTCTTACAGTTTTTGAGCTGAAATCATCGCGTGTTTTAGACATGTTTAAAGCCTTTAAAAATAAAAAGACACCTAACAATATAATTATGCTTACCTTTCAGCAGCATCTTACAACGGTAAACCCATGTTCCTTTATATACTGCATATTAGCAGTTAAAAATGAACCTGAACAAGAGGAAGTTAGATGAAAGTGGACAAGAGTTACATCAAATCGGGGTTGTATTAGCAATACGCCAAGAATCACTATTTCATATAGATCATGTTAGATACTAAACCGCCCCTTAACTTCCGCTCCTCGCTCAAAGCAGACTGTCAGATTTGATAGCGTTTTGGCTATGTAAATTGTCAGTCGGGAAATAAGTGAGTACAAATCATGACAGGCGGGCGGATTGTCCGCCTTTTCTTTATCTGTTGTTTCATCCACTGACCAGCCAGGTCAAATAGCGTCTCATGCTCTGCACAACAGAAAATACCACTCACCCATTAACCACGGAGTTAGACGGATGAGTGACTATCATCACGGCGTGCAGGTGCTGGAGATTAACGACGGCACCCGCGTCATTTCCACCGTATCCACTGCCATTGTCGGCATGGTCTGCACGGCCAGCGATGCAGATGCGGAAACCTTCCCCCTCAATAAACCGGTGCTGATTACCAATGTGCAGAGCGCAATTGCAAAGGCCGGTAAAAAAGGCACGCTGGCGGCGTCGTTACAGGCCATCGCTGACCAGTCAAAACCGGTCACCGTTGTTGTGCGCGTGGAAGACGGCACCGGCGACGACGAAGAAACGAAACTTGCGCAGACCGTTTCCAATATCATCGGTACCACCGACGAAAACGGTCAGTACACCGGACTGAAAGCCCTGCTGGCGGCGGAGTCGGTAACCGGTGTTAAACCGCGTATTCTCGGCGTGCCGGGACTGGATACCAAAGAGGTGGCTGTTGCACTGGCATCAGTCTGTCAGAAGCTGCGCGCTTTCGGGTATATCAGCGCATGGGGCTGTAAAACCATTTCTGAGGTGAAAGCCTACCGCCAGAATTTCAGCCAGCGTGAGCTGATGGTCATCTGGCCGGATTTCCTCGCATGGGATACGGTCACCAGTACCACCGCCACCGCGTATGCCACTGCCCGTGCGCTGGGGCTGCGCGCTAAAATCGACCAGGAGCAGGGCTGGCATAAAACGCTGTCCAACGTTGGGGTGAACGGTGTTACCGGCATCAGTGCATCTGTATTCTGGGATTTGCAGGAGTCCGGCACCGATGCTGACCTGCTTAACGAGTCAGGCGTCACTACGCTGATTCGCCGCGACGGTTTCCGCTTCTGGGGTAACCGTACCTGCTCTGATGACCCGCTGTTCCTCTTTGAAAACTACACCCGCACCGCGCAGGTGCTGGCCGACACGATGGCTGAGGCGCACATGTGGGCGGTGGACAAGCCCATCACCGCAACGCTGATTCGCGACATCGTTGACGGTATCAATGCCAAATTCCGTGAGCTGAAAACAAACGGCTATATCGTGGATGCGACCTGCTGGTTCAGCGAAGAATCCAACGATGCGGAAACCCTCAAGGCCGGAAAACTGTATATCGACTACGACTATACACCGGTGCCTCCTCTCGAAAACCTGACCCTGCGCCAGCGTATTACCGATAAATACCTGGCAAATCTGGTCACCTCGGTTAACAGCAATTAAGGAGCCTGACCGATGGCAATGCCGCGCAAACTCAAATTAATGAACGTCTTTCTGAACGGCTACAGCTATCAGGGCGTTGCAAAGTCCGTCACGCTGCCAAAACTGACCCGTAAGCTCGAAAACTATCGCGGTGCGGGAATGAACGGCAGCGCACCGGTAGACCTCGGCCTTGATGACGATGCGCTGTCAATGGAGTGGTCGCTGGGTGGCTTCCCGGATTCGGTTATCTGGGAGCTTTACGCCGCAACCGGTGTGGATGCTGTGCCGATTCGTTTTGCAGGCTCTTACCAGCGTGACGATACCGGCGAAACGGTGGCCGTCGAGGTGGTCATGCGTGGACGTCAGAAAGAAATCGACACCGGCGAGGGTAAACAGGGAGAAGACACCGAGTCGAAAATCTCCGTGGTCTGCACCTATTTCCGGCTGACGATGGACGGTAAGGAGCTGGTCGAAATCGACACCATCAACATGATTGAGAAGGTGAACGGCGTCGACCGGCTGGAGCAACACCGCCGCAATATCGGCCTGTGAT